CAAGTCCTGGCCATGGCCAAAGGCTTCTAACGTTAAGTATCCCCTCTTGGCAACTGCTGCCATGCAGTTCTGTGCTAGAGCCTATCCTTCCTTGGTACCAGCTAACGGTCAGGTAGTACAGGTAAAGGTGGTAGGTAAGGATCAGGACGGAAAGAAAGCTCTCAGGGCCGAGAAGGTCGCCAAATATATGTCCTATCAGTTGATGGAAGAGATGGATGACTGGGAAGAGGAGATGGACAAGTTGCTGATGATTCTTCCTATCGTAGGAGTCTGTTTCAAGAAGACTTATTGGGACAAGGGTAAGTCAAAGAACTGTTCTAAGCTCATTCTACCTAAAGCCCTGGTGGTCAATTACTGGGCTAAGTCCTTGGAGGATACTGAGCGTAAGACTGAGATAATTGAAATGTCTGACAGGGTATTACAGGAACGTATGCGCGAGGGAGTATACGAGAAGTATGATGATCTTCCCAAAGCTGATCTAGCTACCTTAGTGGCGGTAGAAAACAGTAATAACAAGAAAGATAATACCAAGCAGGTAACTGAACCTGCACAGGCAGATGAGTCTACACCCCATATTCTGCTTGAACAACACAGATTTTATGACCTTGATAAGGACGGATATCCTGAACCGTATATAGTTACAGTCCATTATGCCAGTAAGAAGGTAATGAGAATAGTGGCTAGGTTTACTGAGAAGTCAGTATACTATAATGATAAGCGGGAGATTTCCTGTATTACACCCACGGAGTACTACACCAAATACGGGTTCATTCCTAATCCTGATGGGGGTTTCTATGATGTAGGGTTTGGTCTGTTACTGGGTTCTTTGAATAGGTCAATTAATACCAATATTAACCAGTTAACTGATGCTGGTTCTCTCTCCAACATGCAGTCGGGGTTTCTATCTAAATCCCTACGTATGGGACCAGGAGAGGTAAGATTTAAACTTGGAGAATGGAAGTGGGTAAATGCTACAGGAGAAACCCTTAAAAATGGCGTATTTCCTATGCCAGTTAGAGAACCATCAGGTACATTACTTAAGTTATTGGAGTTACTAATAACTTCTGGTAAGGAATTGGCCTCAATAGCTGAAATCTTCGTGGGTAAGATGCCGGGCCAGAATACTCCTGCGACCACTACCATGGCTTCAGTAGAACAGGGGATGAAACTCTTTACTGCCATCTATAAGCGTATTTATAGGGCTTTGACCAAGGAATACCAGAAACTGTACGAGTTGAACCATGTATATTTGAATCCTGAGACTGCCATAAATGTTCTGGAAGATACCGTAGGACCGGAAGATTTCGACATGGAGTCCATGGATATCGCCCCTGCTGCTGATCCCACAGCTTTTTCTAGTACTCAAAAGTTGCTTAAAGCCCAGGCATTAGCTGAGTTGATCCCTTTAGGGACAATTAATCCTATGGAAGTCACTAAACGTATTCTGGAAGCCCAGGAACAGCCAAATATTCAACAGATCATGCTACAACAGCAGCAACCTGATCCAAAACAGGTCGAAATGCAGAAGAAGATGGAACTTGAACAGGCTAAAACACAGTCCAAAATGGCCATGGACAAGTTTTCTGCTGAGATTGAAGCCAGATCAGAGCAATTCAAGCAACAAATGGAGGCTCAGAAGGCTCAGTTGGAGATGCAGCATAAACAACGCATGTCAGAACTTGATTTAAGAGCCAAAATGGCCGATCACCAGGTTAAAATGGCTACTACCATCCAACAAAGTAGGGCAAGTATGGCCATGAAGGGTGAACAACATAAACAGTCTATGGAACAAGCTAAGGAAAAACAAGCACTTGCAAAAGAGAAGCCCGCAACTAAGTGATAAAGGGAACCTTTTTGGTTGAAAGTTGTCTAACACCACTGTAATTGAGAATAGTAATCATTTACTGACAGAAGGAGATGCCTAGTGGCAGATAAATTTAGTAAAGATGACTTTTTAGAGTGGTATCATAATCCAGTAACCGAGCAATTCTTTGTTGAGATACAGGATAAAGTTAATTCTGAAACCTGGTCATTAGTAGAAAATGCCGGTAAGGAAGTGGCTAATGATGCCCGTAGTTCAGGTAAGATTATGGCTTTAGGGGAATTACTTAACTGGAAACCTGAAACCTTTATGGAAGAGGTTGTAGAGGTTGAGGCAACAGAGGAAGGTGATTCTAATGTTTAAGCCAGTAGGTAAGCACATATTGGTTAAACCCCATAGATTAGAAGACTTTGATCCAGTATATGCCAGAGCCAGAAAGGCAGGTATTGAGATGCCAGAACTTAAAGAGAAGGTAATGGCTCAGCGAGCAGTAGAAAGAGCTACTGTTGTAGCTGTCAGTCCTATAGCCTGGAAAGACTGGTTTGATGGTCAACCATGGTGTAAGGTAGGAGATGAGGTAATATTCGCCAAGTATGGCGGACACGTCATTAAAGAAAATGACGAGGAGTACATCTTACTTAATGATGAAGACGTACTCTGTATTATAGACAAAGGAGCCTAAGAATGGCTGAATCAGAGATCAAGAAAGAACTAGAGGTTAAAGCAGAAGACAAGAAGGTAGTGGTAGAAGATACTACCAAAAAAGTAGTAGATAAAGAACCTGAGTATACTGAAACTCAACTTAGGGCTATGGACCAGGGTTGGAAACCTAAAACTGACTTTGATGGTCCTGAAGAGATGTTTATTGACGCTGGAGAATTTATCAGACGTGGAGAACTGTTTGGTAAGATTGAACAACAGCGCAAGGAAGTCTCTGAACTCCGTAAGACCATGCGAACGATGCAGGATCATCATTCCAAGGTCAAGGAAGCAGAATTTCAGCGGGCTCTTGACGTACTTAAGAAGCAAAAGATAGCGGCTCTTAAGGAAGGAGAACCCGAGCAAATAGTAGAAATTGATGAACAGATGGACCAGGTACGGGATGCTTTGGCGGAAACTAAAGTCTCAGCAGAACGTGAACGGGTCCGTGAACAGGTAAAGTCTGAACAACCTGACCCACGATTTACCACGTGGGTAGATAAGAATAGATGGTATGCCCAGGACGGGGAACTTAAAACGTTCGCTGATTCTATCGGTATAGCATATACCAAGTCTCATCCAGGTATTGATCCAGTAGAGGTTCTCAAATATGTGGAGAGACGGGTGAAGGTAGCTTATCCTGATAAGTTCAGGAATCCCAATAGGGACAAGGCTAATTCAGTCGAAGATGGTGGAGGTACGCGCTCAGGCGGTGTTGGTAGCAAGAAGTCAGTAGATGACTATGAAATGACCCCCGAAGAGGAAAAGGTGTTCAGTACGTTGCATCGTTCTGATCCTAAATATTGGACCAAGGAACGGTATACGGCAGACCTGAAGACCAAGAGTTACGTTCGGGTAGCAGGTTCATAACAAGGTGTATGGAATGATTAAAGGAAAATCATATGACTCAGACTCTCGATAAAGTGATGGCAGAGACTAATGCTGCCAATACAGGTAAACCAGCAGATATACAACGTCGTCCTGCTCGTAGAACCCCTGTAGGTGGCCCACGAAGTGTTCTTAAAATGAACAAGAATCCTGATCCTAATTCGGTATTCAGGGTCGTAAATGACGTGGGTGACAGGGTGGAATCGTTCAAGGAAATGGGTTACGAAGTCGTAACTGATCCCACAATCAGAATTGGGGATAGACGTGCTGGTAAAGCAGGCTCAGTGGGTACTCCTATCGAGGTATCCGTAGGCCAAGGAACTAAAGCAGTGTTGATGAAACAACGTAAGGATTATTACGAAGAAGACCAGAAAGCTAAGCAGGAACAGGTCAGTTCGGATGAGTCCTCGATGTATCAACGTGCCCGTAAGGAAGATTCAGATTACGGTAAATTGAAAGTCTTTGAAAAAGACTAATAAATTTTACCTGCCTACTGATTTCTTCCTTGCTTATTAAATCATATATTTTGCTTTAAGCATATACTTGGCATGGAGATATCTCCAGCCGATTAAATAAAGGAATAAATCAATATGGCAAATTCAGACCGTCCTTCTGGCGCTAAGCCAGTTAGACACGTCGGGTCGCCTTGGATGGGAGCAGTAAATAAGTACCACGTTCACAATGACGAGGGTACTGCCATCGGTATTGGGGACCTAGTTAAATTGGTAGGTACAGCGGATGCTGGAGGTATCAGAGATGTACGCCACTCGGTAGAAAATGATGCTTCTATCGGCGTAGTGGTAGGTGTGGTTAAACGCACCCCTGAGTCTCTGGATACTCCGCAGTACGTTGCTGCTACCCCAGGCGCTAACACTTATGTCCTAGTGGTTGATGACCCCAATGCTTACTTTGAGATGCAGGAAGACGGTACCGCTGGTGTAGCTGCTGTCGGCCTAAACTGCTCAATGGTAAACACGGCGGCTTCAACCGTTACTGGTACTTCCAATATGGAGATCGACTCCTCGGAAGTCACCACGGACGCCACTGACGTACTTAAACTCATTGAGGTTGTGCAACGTGAAGATAATGATGGAACAATCGCCAATGCAAAGTGGATAGTGAAAATCAATAACCATCAACTGGGTGCTCATACCGGCACTGCTGGCGTATAAGGGGAGATAGCCTAAATGTCCGTAATTACTAGTTCAGCATTTGCTAAAGCCCTCTGGCCGGGAGTCAACGCTTGGTATGGTCAAGCTTACGACGAGTACCCTGTAGAGTGGACTAAGCTGTTCGAAAAGAATAGCTCCAATAGGAAGTTCGAGGAAGACGTTGGTTACAGTGGTTTCGGTTTGGCGTCAGTCAAGTCCGAAGGTGCTCCGATCACGTATGACTCAGAGAGACAAGGCTTTACTGCTCGTTACGTGCACGTCACCTATGCCCTGGGTTTTATCGTTACCAGGGAGATGTTTGAGGATGACCTCTACGACGTGGTAGGTCAGAAGAAGGCCAAGGCTCTAGCGTTCTCGATGCGTCAGACCAAGGAAACTGTTGCGGCTAACGTGTACAACCGCGCATTCAACAACAGCTATACTGGTCCTGATAGTCTTGAACTTCTGTCTACTGCTCACGTTAATATTGCTGGTGGTACATACTCTAACGAGTTAACGACCGCTGCTGACGTGTCGGAAGCAGCTTTTGAGCAAGCGTGTATTGATATCGCTAACCTCCTGGATGATCGTGGTATGAAGATCGCTCTGCGACCCAAGACTCTGATTATCCCCATTCAATTGCAATTCGATGTAACTCGTATCCTGAAGTCGTCCGGGCAAGTTGATACCGCTGATAATAACCTCAACGCCCTTAAGACCATGGGTATGATCCCTGAAGTGGTGGTCAACCATTACCTTACCGATACTGATGCTTGGTTCATTCGTACCTCTGCCCGTGATGGCATGAAGTACTGGACTCGGCGTGAGGACGAGTTTGGTATGGATAACGACTTCGACACCGAGAACGCCAAGTTCAAGGCTACGAGCCGT